GACGTAGTACAGTGTATCACTGTTCCTGCGAACACCAAGATTCTTGCTGCTGGTTTTCAGGTAACTTCCAGTGCAACTCAGAATACTGGTACTGACGCAACCGCTGCTCTTGGTACTGGCGCAGACGACAATGAATACGTAACAGCGTTTGACATTGACGGTGCTGCTGATGGTGCTTATGCACCTAGCGTAACTGTCTCTGCTGATCTTGTTATTGGTTCTGCGGATACTCTGGACCTTACCCTTGCGGGTGGTGGTGCATCCTTTACTGCTGGTGAAATTCGTGTTTTCGCCGTACTGATGGATGTAAGCTCACTTGGTGAGATGGAAGCTGCTGAAGTTTCCCGTGACGCACTTGCGTAAATAAAACACTAGAGGGCTGCTTTCGGGTGGCCCTTTAGTTACACATTAGAGGATTTATAAATGCGCAAAATTAAAAAATATGCTTTGGGTGGTATGGGAACTCCTGAACAAGAAGACAGTAAGTACCGTCCATCTGCCACACGTGCGCCACAGGGCATGATGTCCTCTAGGGGTACATCTGCAGCTATGGGATTATTTGCTGGCGGTTTAGTCAAAAAGAATTATGTTAATCCTGTAACTTTTGTAGATAATTTAAAGCGTAAAAAGAATAAGTAAATGGCAGGCATTAACTTTAGAACAGATAGCAGCTTTGTTGATGTAACAGGTAACTCAGCTAGTACAACTAGCAACCCTAATAATGCTACACTACTGTTTACTTGCCCCGCAAGCCATGAAGCTGAAATTGTTTTTCTTATGGTTGCTAATGAAGATAACTCTACTTCCAATATAGGCATTCAAATATTTCATGCCGATAATAATACTTATCATTTTCTTGTAGGTGAAGAAGCTATAGCTGGACACAGTAGTACACAGTTTATTGGCGGCGGTCCTTTATTTTTACATGCAGGAGACAAAGTATTAATATTCAGGCATACGTCTAGTCAAAACTTTGACGCTACACTTTCTGCTAGACTATATTTTACACCTGCTAAAAGGCTATAACAATGAGTACATTTATCAATCTAACCAATGAACTGTTGCGTAGATTAAACGAAGTTCAAATAGATGAGTCTAGTTTTGCCAGTGTCAAAAATATACAGGCATTAGCTAAAGACGCAATTAATTCTGCTATCAGGCAAACACTTCAAGATGCACAAGAGTGGCCTTTTCTTTTAGTTACCCATGAGCAGACGTTAACTGCAGGTACTGGTGCGTATTCTTTTCCCGCCGATTATTCAAAAGCAGACTGGGATACTTTTTTTATTAAACGACTTACATCAAAAAATAATATACCTAAAAAACTAAAACTACTTACTTATGATCAATATTTAACTAAGTATAGAAGCAATGAAGAGGTAAGCGGTGAGGGTGGAAGAGATGATCCTGAGTATGTGTATACAACACAGGATACAAAGTTTGGCGTTACCCCTGTTCCTGATGCAGCTTACGTAGTTGAATATAGATACTTTAAGTTCCCTGCTGATCTAGTTTTACATAGCGATGTGTCAATTGTACCAGACAGATTTAAACATGTAATTCTTGATGGTGCTATGATGTATATGATGATATTCAGATCAAACGAGCAGAGTGCTAACATGCACAGTGTTAAATTTGAAGACGGTATAAAAATGATGCGTAGATTAGTTTTAGATCAACATATTAATGTTATATCTACAATGTTACAACGATCTACTTCTAGTGCAATTGTTGATAGAATTTAGGAATGACAGACAATTTACAAACTTTTGTCTCTGTTTGTTCAGGGGGGCTTGTCACTAATGTTGACCCGCTTACTCAAAGTAATGCTTTATCTGGCAGTGCCATACGCCTAATTAATATGGAGCCTTCTCTTGAGGGTGGCTATAGACGCATAAGCGGTTATGCAAACTCTTATGAAACACTACCCGGCACAGGTAAAGTGTTAGGATTAGCAGTAAATGGTGAAATAAATCAAGGCATACTTGGTTGTAGAACACCTTCTTCTGGCAACAATTACCTACATTGGTACAATCACTACTACGATGTAGCGTTAGGATCAGGTCAAGGGTCTGGTTTTACTGTAGGCGAAACACTTACAGGTGTAGTTAGTTCAAGCGATAGCACGGCTGTAGCGGCAACAGGTACAGTAATATCTAAAACGTCAGATGCTGTTGTAGTAAACTTTGGCAGATTACCTGATAATATTTTTGCTACAGGTAACGTACTTACAGGCGGTACATCCAGTGCAACAGGTACGGTAGCAAGTACTCCCGCAGTCAAAAGCTGGCAAGCAGTAACTACTGCGGGTAGCCCTACCATGACAGGGGTTGACATTGTAAGATTTGAAAGGTATAATTGGTCTGAAGAAATCCTATTGTTAACAGATGGTGTTAATCCTGCTGCTAAGTATAATGGGACTACATACACACAGATTACACATACTAACGCACCTAACAATCCTAAGTTCTCTAGTGCATTTTCAAATCACCTTTGGTTAGCTGGAGACCCTGACGAACCTTTTAATATTTACTTTTCTTCTCCTAACGTAGACACAGACTTTGATCCTGCAAATGGAGCAGGTGTTATTAACATAGGCTTTACAATAACACAGTTAAAGTCTTTTCGTAATCAACTATATATATTTGGTCAAAATCAGATTAAACGTATTGTTGGTGATAACTACTCTAACTTTAGTGTAGAAAATGTTACTAATGACTTGGGTTGCGTTGCACCCGACACTGTAGTTGAATTTGGTGGTGACATTATCTTTCTTGGGCCAGATGGCGTTAGACCAATTTCAGGAACTTCTAGGATTGGTGACGTTGAACTTGAAACAGTATCCCGTGAGATACAAAAAACATTTGAAAACTATACAGCAAACGAAGATGTAACTAAACTAAAAGCTCTAGTAATTCGTAGAAAATCACAGTTTAGATTATTCTTTGAGGCTAACACTTCTTTATCTTTGTTAGCAGCCATACGTAAAAGTTCTTCAGCACAGTCTACATTTGAATACAGTCAGCTTGTAGGGATTGAAGCAACAGCAGTAGCCAGTGGATACGTAGGACAGTTTGAGTTTGTTCTTCATGGTGACACTGCTGGTAAAGTATACAAGCAGGAAGAGGGCAACTCGTTTGGCGGGAGTGATATATTAAGTGTTTATCAAACTCCCTTTTACTTTATGCAAGACCCAGAATTACGTAAGGTATTTTACAGAGTTAAAACTTTTCTTAAATCAGAGGGTGCATCAACAATAGCCGTAGGTTTAGAATATAATTTTGGCGATGCAGAAATTTCTACACCTGCAAACGTAGAATTAACTACAGCAGGTGCTGCTTCTTTCTTTGATGCAAGTTCAACTATCTACGATGACACAGACATCTATGATGGAAACCCTACACCAATTCGTAGTACTAACATAAGCGGCTCAGGTGATTCTATTTCAGTATCTTATGTTACCAACAGTACAAGCCCCAGCCATACCATACAGGCTGTATCAATATTGTATGGAACAGGGGATAGGAGATAACAAGTGGCAGGATATACAAGACAATCTTCAGCAGATATTATTGCAACGGCTGTTGTACGTGCTAATCCGCTTAACGTAGAATACAATGCTATTCGGGATGCCTTTAACGCAAGTACAGGGCATAAGCATGACGGTACTACGGCAGAGGGTGCGTATGTACCTTTAATTGCTGACTCAGACGCACTGAACAAAGTAGCTATAGATACATCAAACAATCGTGTTGGTGTATTTGTAGAAGTGTCTAGTGCTGCTGTAGAGCAGATACGTATTCAAGACGGTGCAGTAGTTCCTGTCACTAACAATGATATTGACTTAGGTACGTCTAGTCTGCAGTTTAAAGATTTGTATCTTGATGGTACAGCCACAATAGATGTATTGCAAGTAGACACTAACTCTACCCTTACAGGAAATCTTACAGTAAATGGAAACACTACACTTGGCAATGCTGCAAGTGACACAGTTACAGTTACTGCAGATGTAGCCTCTCCTCTAATTCCTTCTGCTGATGATACATACGACTTAGGTGCTGTAGGCTCTGAGTGGCGTAATTTGTACATTGACGGTACTGCTACCATTGATGCCCTAGTAGCTGACACGGCAGATATCAATGGCGGTTCTATTGATGGTGCTGTTATCGGTGGAGCTAGTGCAGCAGCTATAACTGGCACAACAATTACAGGTACAAGTTTTGTAATTGGTTCTGCTGATATTAATGAAGCAGAATTAGAAACTATAGATGGCGTAACAGCAGGAACTGTTGCAGCTTCTAAAGCAATAGTTGTAGATAGCAATAAAGATTTTACTGGCGCAAGAAACGTAACCATTACTGGCGAACTAGATGCTGCTACTTTAGACGTATCTGGTGACGTTGATATTGATGGCACACTAGAAACGGATGCACTATCTATTGCTAGTACTGCAGTTACTAGTACCGCTGCTGAACTAAATATTGTAGATGGTGATACATCAGCTTCTACTATTACTCTTGCAGATGCAGATAGAGTCATAATCAACGACAATGGCACTATGAAACAAGTTGCCATAACTAATTTAACTACGTATTTAGGTGGTAACTTAGGTATTCTTAGCAGCGTGACTGCTGTTGGTGCATTAGATAGCGGTAGCATCACAAGCGGTTTTGGTGCAATAAATAACGGCTCTAGCACAATCACAACTACTGGCAATATTACAGGTGGTAATATTATTATCGGTGACGGTGGTAACATTGGTTCCGCTAGTGATACTGATGCAGTGTCTATTGCTGCTGGTGGTAACGTAACTGTATCGCAAGACCTCATTGTTTCAGGTAACTTGACAGTATCAGGTACACAGACTGTTGTAGATACAGTAACTATTAATGCACAGAATGCAATTGTATTTGAAGGTGCTACAGCCGATGACCATGAGACTACTCTAACTATTGTAGACCCAACAGCAGACCGTACAATCAATCTTCCTAATCAGTCGGGTACTGTTCCTGTATTAGCTGCAGCAAGTAATACAGCAATTACAGCTACACCTGCTGAACTAAACATTATAGATGGTGGTACGTCTGCAACGTCAACAACCGTAGCTGACGCTGACCGTGTTGTAATGAATGATGATGGCACTATGGTACAGGTTGCTGTAACAGACCTAGCTGCGTACTTTGACGATGAAATAACAGCTATGCCTAACCTTGTGACTACCGCTGCTACAACGGTAGGCGCACTTAATAGTGGTAGTATTACAAGCGGCTTTGGAGCTATTGATAATGGTTCAAGTGCTATTACAACTACAGGCACTATTACTGGTGGCACGGTATCATTTGGTAGTATTACGGATGGCACTATAACTGCTACTGCATTTGTAGATGAAGATAATATGTCTTCTAACAGTGCCACACTTATTCCAACACAACAATCTGTAAAAGCTTATGTAGACAGTGTAAATGGTACAGCTAATAACGTAACGGGTCTTAATGCTACAGGCGCAGAGCTAAACACTGTAGCTGACTTTTCTGCTGTAAGTGTAGACACAAGTACAGCAATAGCTAGCAATGATGCTTTATTAGTATTTGACAATGGTAACGAAATAGGTTATCGTGATGTAGACTTACTAGACACGTACTTTTCAGGTACAACTAAAACACTTACTAACAAAACACTGACAAGCCCTATCGTAACAGGTATGCACCTTAATGACTCAGGCTTTACCGTAGAAGGTTCTGCTGCAGACGGTAATGAAACTACTGTAACATTTACAAACCCTACGGCTGACCATACAATTACATTCCCTAATGCTACAGGTACAGTTGCATTAAGCAATAGCAGTAGTGCAACATTTGGTGGTAATGGTTCTACTGGTGGCGTAACCCTACAAGATGGTCTTGTAAGTATTCGTACAGGCACAGGCAGTGTTGCAGCTATACGGTTTTATTGTGAGTCAAGCAATGCACACTACACCGAATTAAAGTCTGCAGCACATAGTGCATACAGTGGTAACTTATCATTTGTTCTACCTGCGGCAGATGGTTCTAGTGGACAATTCTTAAAAACAGACGGTTCTGGAAATTTAGCTTTTGCTGCTGCAAACAACTATGTTCACCCTAATCACACAGGTGAAGTAACAAGTACAGCAGATGGTGCAACAGTTATTGCTGATAACATTGTCGATGAAGCTAACTTAAAAGTTAGTAACAGTCCTAGTAATGGCTATGTGCTTACGGCCCAGTCAGGTAACACTGGTGGATTAACTTGGGCTGAAGCAGCTAGTGGCGCACCTTTGTATGCTGCTAATGAAAGTAGCGCAAACGCACAACCTTCTGCTTTAGGTAATAACGCTATTGCGATTGGAAATACGACTAAAGCTGGAACACAAGCCTCACACGCAAATGCAATTGCAATTGGCGGTTCAGATACCACTAGCCAACCAGTGCAAGCAACAAATACTCATGCCGTAGCGATTGGAACTTCTTATGCTGGAGAGGTAACAGCTTCTGGAGATGGAAGCATGGCAATAGGCACAGGAGCAACAGTTGCTAGTTCTGGTGGTGCGTTAGCTTTAGGTCGCAACGCAGCAGCATCTGGAGGTTCTAGTGTTTCTATGGGACGGGGTAGTGCAGCTTCAGCACTCTATGCCGCTGCTTTAGGATACAATGCAGTTGCTGCAGGAAGTTCATCAATGGCACTGGTAAATTCTCGTGCTGGGTCTTCAGGTGCATTTGCAGCAGGGATAGATAATAACACATCATCATATGGTGCAACAGGTCAAAATTCAGTAGCATTAGGCTATCAGAGTAAGGCGTCAGGACAGAGAGCTTTTTCTGTTGGGTCTGGTGCGGATGCTAGTGGTACGCAAGCAATTGCTCTTGGCGGCAACACTGCCTCTGGTGCGTATTCAGCAACAATAGGCGGCTCTGTTAATACTTCGTCTGGCGAAGCATCTTATGCTTTTGGAAAACGAGCCTTAGCTGCACAGGATGGTAAGTATGCTTACGGCGCACAATTAGTAAGTACTACTGGTGCTACGCAGGGCGGCATGATGATTTTAGTAGCGGCTACAACAGATGCTACAGCTACTATTTTGCGATCAGATACCAACAGTGCAGATGCAGATAATCAAATTGTAGCTGCAGCCGATACAGCCATAACATTTGATGGCTCAGTTACAGGCATACAAAATGGCGCACAAGCTTTTGCCTCGTTTCTCATTTCTGGTTTGTTAGTAAATGATGGCGGCACAACAACTTTGGTAAATAGCGCAACGACAGTAATTGACAATCAATCTAGTTGGACCGTGGCTATGTCAGCAGACAATACAAATAATGCATTGGCTATTACAGTAACTGGCGAAGCCTCACATAACATCCGCTGGGTAGCAAACATTAGAACCAGTGAAGTCACATACGCTTAAAAGGAGCAAACTAAATGGCTATTCAAAATAATATTGCAGAAGGTGCAAGCCAATACGGTATTGCTTTCAACAATGCTTACTACCGTATTGCAACGGCAGCAATTACTCGTCAACGTGGAACAGACCCAAAGTTCTCTGTGATGATTGATCTGTCAGCATACGCTACAGCATCACCAACAGACGACACTCGTGAGGTAGACTTTAAACGCTATCACGCAAACCTAGACGACATCAACGCATCAAGCGGTGATGCTTTTTTAGACAAGTGCTATACATGGGTAATGGCACAAGATGATATGAGTGGCTCAACAGCCGTATAGGAGCAATTAATGGCTTTAACTATAAATCACCAAACAAATGATATTTCAGCTACTTCTGGGTCAATAACGATTGACGGTTCGGCTCTTGGAGGAGGTGGTGCTACTGCAATGTATGGGAGTAATCTTGTTGGTGGTACAGACGCTGGAGGAGGCGGTTCCGGCAACGATATGAATGTTGTGTTAGGAAAAGACGCTGCAAAAGAAGCAGTAGGCTTAGATGCAAACGTTGCTGTTGGTTTTGAAGCAGGAAGATATGTAACCGAAGGTGATTTTAACACTTCTGTTGGACAACAATCAGGAAATAGATTTGGCAATGCCGGCGCATATAATGTTGCTATTGGGTCAAATGCAATGGGGTATGGAACTACTGCTAGTTCTAGTTGTAGTTATAATGTGGCAGTAGGACATCAAGCACTGTATCAGACAAGTAACGCTCAATCTAATGCGGCACTTGGGAATAGTGCGCTTTATGCAGTAACAACAGGAGATTATAATGCAGCGGCTGGAGGCAGTGCCTTAACAGCAGTAACGACAGGAATTAGGAATACTGGTGTTGGATTTCTAGCAGGTTATACGACAACAACTGGAGGGAATAATAGTTCAATAGGAAATTTTGCAACGCCTTCGTCTGCAACGGTAGACAATGAAGTTACTTTAGGAAACACAAGTATTACTGCACTTCGTTGCCAAGTTACATCTATTACATCGCTGTCTGACGCTCGTGACAAAACAGATATAGCACCGATACAAGCTGGCCTTGATTTTGTAGAACATCTAAACCCAGTGCAATTTAATTGGAACATGCGTGATGGTGGAAAAGTTGGTATAGAAGACACTGGCTTTATTGCTCAAGACTTGCAACAAGTACAGCAAGATACTGGAGTAAATATCCCCGGATTAGTCTATGATGAAAATCCAGAAAAACTAGAAGCATCTTATGGTAAGTTGGTTCCAGTGTTAGTGCAGGCAATTAAAGATTTATCTGATAAAGTCAATGAGCTTGAAGCCCAAATTAAATAAGGAGAATACCTAATGTCTGAAGAAAATACAATTACAGCCGAAGAAATTGCACAGCACTATAGTGCATGTATGGATAGCGTAAACTTAATCAACGCAGTTATCGCTGCGCCTGATGATTATGCAGGCGATGAAACCGTTTTGCAACGTAATGTAGAACACTTAGAAGTCATGGTGCCTAAAACTTATTGGACAACAGAAGATATGACACCTCTTAATAATGCGATTACCGCTGGCAATGCTGCCATAGCAGGCTAAATAAAAAGTGAGTAGATAAATGAAACTAGAGCAGTCTGTAACCCCTGAACTTCGTGTAGCACTAGAACTAGAAGCGCATGAAAAAGAATGTGCAGTGCGTTACGCTGCTGTAGGTGAACAACTAAAATCACTAGACAAACGCATGTGGCGTCTAGAAGCAATGATAATGGGTAGCACTATAATGGTAGTAGCTATGGTAGTTACAGTATTTATGGGAATGAGTTAATATGGCGATGTTCAAAGGATTTAAACCTCAAGCAATGAATAAGATTGCAGGGGCTATGGGCTATCAAGGTGATATGAACCAGTTTCAGCAGTACGTTGACCAAGACCCTGCACGGCAACAGCAGATGAATATGTATACGAATGCCGCACGAAAAATGGCAGCAGGTGGGTATGCAAGGCGGTTTGACGAGGGTGGTTTTAATCCGGCAACTAGGTATACAGTGCCTAACACACAAGACCCTAACGATCCTAAGTTTATTCAAGTAGGTTCTCCTCAAGATACAGCAGCAAATAGACAGCGTTCTGCATACTCAGACGAATTAAATTTAGCATTTAGAAATACCTCTCCTTATCAAGCACCTGCGCAACAACCTGCTGCCCAGCTACCAGCTTCAGCACCTGCACAGCCACTAGCTGATCCAAGACTACCGACACAAACTACACAACAAACTAGTGCAAATCCCCCAATGACCGGGCCTATGCCGCAGCCTGACCCGCTGCTTCCTGTGCAGCCCGACCCGCAGCCTCAACCCCCGTCAAACAGAGGCGTTGTAACTAATCCCGCAGGAACACAAGCCGGTACACCTACTTTTACAGGTGCGTCTGACAATACAGTCTATGATGCGTTTGCACCCTTTAGACAGAATGTAGAAGTTTATTCTGAAACTGGCGTATTTAAAAATCCTAATCTTCAATCTTCACACGACACTATGTTGGAAGTGTTAAAAAAAGAACCAGAAGATGAAGCAGAAAGACTTACACAAGCAGTAGGAATAGAAAAAACTAATGCAATAGTAGATTACCTTCGTAATATCTATACTGGTCCTGTTTATAATGTAGAACTAGGCGATACTGGATTGGGAGGAAATCGATTTACAGGAGAGTTTGCCCAATTTGCAAATGCTATGGGCATAGAGATTAGTGATAGTATAATAGCAGATGGTGGTCAATTACTTAAAATACCAGAAGGCAACCCAACACTAACACAAACAGGTTGGATGCCGCAAGCCCCTGCCCAACAACCCGGCATTGGTCAGTTCACTACTGAACAAATGTATCAGCCCGGTGTTCCTATTGGCGGTACAACAATTGCTGCAGGCATTCAACAAGACCCACGTCAAATGGTTGCTCCGGGTACAGGTTCATTGACAGGTTCTGTAAACGTACCAACCGCTACTGCCAGTACATACCAAGCTGAACAGATTACACCATCCCAAGCAAATCTTATGAATGCAGTACAGGCAGCACCTGCAGTAGACTCAGCTATGCAGGCAGTACAGGCAGCACAAACAAATCCAGATGATCCACGTTCTAAAATTACTGCTGCGCAACAAACTACTTCATCAGTAGGTGATCTTACTGCTGCACAGGGTAATGCTTCTTTAATTGATAATCCTGTACAACGTAATATTCAAAATGGTGAACTAATTAGTGGGGTTGCAAATGGAGCTACAGCCACACAGTTTACTGAACAAATCCAAGCAGCTACTGCTACACCTTCACAAAAAGCTACTGTAGCAGGTCAGCTTGACGGCTTAATGCAGCAGTTTGAGGGTGGTGCTACGCCTGCTTGGGCCGCTGGTGCCATGCGTAAGGCTACAGCTACAATGGCTGCTCGTGGCTTAGGTGCATCCTCTCTTGCTGGTCAGGCTATCGTGCAAGCAGCTATGGAGTCTGCATTACCTATTGCACAGGCTGATGCTGCCGTACAGGCGCAGTTTGAGGGGCAGAACCTGTCTAACCGCCAACAACGTGCAATGCTTGCTGCGCAGCAACGTGCCACGTTTATGGGCATGGAGTTTGATCAAGCATTCCAGTCACGTGTACAGAACTCTGCACGTATTGGTGATATAGCTAACATGAACTTTACTGCAGAACAGCAGGTACAGCTTGAGAACTCTCGTGCTACTAACACGATGAACTTAAATAACTTGTCTAACTCACAGGCAATGGTCATGGCTGAAGCCTCTGCACTAGCACAGTTGGACACACAGAACTTAAATAACAGGCAACAGTCAGCAGTACAGAATGCACAGAATTTCTTGCAAATGGATATGGCTAACTTGTCTAATAGGCAACAGACAGAGTTATTTAAATCGCAACAACGTGTTCAGTCTCTGTTTACAGATCAAGCCGCAACCAATGCTGCTGCACAGTTTAATGCATCCAGTGAAAATCAAGTTGATCAGTTCTTTCAGAACCTTGGCGCACAAGTGTCACAGTTTAACGCAACACAAGCTAATGCACAGTCACAATACAACGCTGGTCAAACTAATACTGTCAACAGATTTAATGCTGAGTTAAACAATCAACGTGATCAGTTTAACGCACAAAACCAGCTAGTGATTGCACAGAGTAATGCACAGTGGCGTAGGCAGATAGCTACAGCGGATACTGCTGCAGTTAATCGTGCCAACGAACTTAATGCTAATGCTATACTAGATATTAGTAAAAATGCGTATGATAATCTGTGGACATTTTATGGTGACACGATGGAGTGGGCGTGGACATCTGCGGAAAATCAAATTGATCGTGTAAATGCTTTGGCTATCGCTGAATTAGATGCGTCCACACGTCAGCAAATAGCAGACGAACAATCAAAAACTGCAGCAGGTAATGCGGTAGGATCATTAATTAGCACGGTTGCGGGATCATATTTCTTGGGACTTTGCTGGGTGGCACGTGAAGTTTACGGTAAACAAGATGTTCGTTGGTTAATTTTCCGTACATGGCTTAAATATGAAGCACCTAAATGGTTAAATAAACTATATGAAAAACACGGTGAAAAGTTTGCAGAATTTATTAGTAATAAACCAGCACTTAAATGGGTTGTACGTAAGTTGATGGACAAGGTTGTAGCCAGTAAAAAACCCTTGACTTTTAATACAGAATATGTAAAACTATTAGGTACGAAAGAGGTATAATATTATGTCAAGACAATTTAATGCTTCCTTATCATCTTATAATAAGCTAACACGTATGATAAATGAAATGCCAGCAGAAAAACCACAAGCAAAAAATGTTGGTTTATTGTCAAAGTCACGAGATAAAAACATTACAGATAGAGAAGACATGTCAAAACCCATAAGCCGTATTGTTAAACATTTTAATACTATTAAAAGTAAAAGGGACAAGTTAAATGAATCTTGAAGATGTAACCTCAATGTTTGACGCACCTATACCGGGCCAATCATTGACAATGGAATTAGGATCACGTCCGTGGCAACAAGCATCTGAATTGTCTACAGTCGATGAAGCCATTGAATACTACATGGAAAGACTATCAACTGATGAATTTATAAATCAGTTAATGGACGTTCTTGAGTTAGAGGTTCCAGTTACTAGTATTGTTAATACTATGCAACTTAATTCTGTAATGGACGGTGTTCATTCTGTAGACGTAGGTGCGTTGGTGTCTCCTCTTCTTATTGAAATGATTATGTACATGGCTGACATGGCAAAAGTTGAATATGTTTCAGGTTTAGAAAAACCAGATACAAGTGATAAACTTGCTCCAACTAAAGTTGCTAAAATAATGAATAAGTTTAAAAAAGAAGTTGAAGATATAGATGTAGAAAAAGAGCCTTCTGCAGAACTACAAGAAGAAGAAGAAACAGAAGAGCCTAAAGGTCTTATGGCACGGAGAAAGTAATGGGATTTGGTACTGGATTAGCTACTGGTTTAGCAAGCGGGTTTAAAGAAGTTGTCAATAAAGTTGATGATCGTATTTATGATAGCATGACACGTGCAGAAAGATATATACAAACAAGATGGGATCAAGAGGAAGCTTCTAGCAGAGAAAAGGAAGAAAAGGCAGAAGAGGCTGTAAAGCGTCTGACTAAATATGTTGATGTCGAAAATTTACCAGAGGGTGTAAGAGCAGAGGATGTTGCAGCCGCTTGGTTTGTAAAGTCTGGTGGCAGCATTTCTGAAGCAGAAAAAATGGCAGACCGTCTTAGTGACGCTGAAAGTTTTCTTGGTGCGGATGCAGCAAAGTTAACATTTGCAAAAGCACGTAACACTGGAATGACTGTTCGTGAGATGGTTAAGTCAACTATTCGTCCACCTGATATGGACTTTATCCGTGGTCCACAGAAAACTATGAAAGGTTTGTTTGGTGAAGTTGATATTACTGCTGAAGCACTAAAACGTGCTGGCGTTCCGACAGATGAGCAAACTAGAAAAGCATTTGATACAGAAGGTTTTGAGGGTCTTGGTACTACAGGTAAGTTTTATGATGTAACTGAGTATCAGACAAAGACGAAAAAAGATGAACTCGCTATTCAACAAGCAAAAATTACCCTACGAAAAGGTGAAAAAGAAATTGCTGAGATGGGTGGTTTAGACGAAACTGCAGGGAGATATTTTCTTAAAGATACTCTGAAAAACGCTTTAGGAAAAGAAGCAATTGGATGGGATGAAGTAAATGATGTAGTTGACTTTAAAACTTCAAAAGAAAATGTAGAAGGAATGTATAAGGGAACGTCTAATGCTATTGAAGCAGCAAGTAAATACTTTTTAGATACGGGAACACTTAATAAAACATCAGGTAAAAATCAGCTTATAGGATTTGCTTCTTCAAATTCTCCTTATATTAAACCCGTTGGTGCGGGTGTAGACGCTAAAGGTAATCCCCTAGAAACAAATGAAGTAGGTAAAGTATATGCCTATAGCGTTGGAGGAAAAGATCGTTCTGGTATTTGGCTAGGTAATGATATGGGCTTTTTGACAATACCGGGGCTATGATAAATGGCTGATTTACAATATGGTGCGCCAAGCGATGATTACTTAAATAAATTTTCATCAAATTTACCTGTTACACAACCAACTGCTTCACCTACAACAAAAGCAGATGAAGAAGAAAAAGTTGTAGAAGAGCCTAGTCAGTATGCACCGCCAAGCGATGCGTATTTAAGTTCTTCTGTGTCTGTAGCACCTGTACAAGAACCAATAGTATCAACAGAAGAACGCTTGCAACAAGAGCGTCTAGAACCTAGTGAGCCTCGTTCCAGAAAAGAGATGGAACAGGACGAAGAACTCATGTCTGATATCAAACAGCATCTAAAAGATCGTTATGACATTGACGCTGATGAACGTCTTCCTGATTTCTTTACTGGCTATCTATTTGGTGGTGATGAAATAAACAACGAAGAAATACTTGAACAGTATATGGATCGTTGGCGTATGATGACTGGCAACACTATGGATGCTGGTTTTGAAATCTCATGGTTAAGTGATCTTGAAGATAAAGAAAATGCTGCTAGAAAAGCTGCTGAAGCTGGTGACGATATAGCAGCAGAACAAGCAAATCAATATGCCGAACAACGTGCCAGAGCATTGCGTGTGTACCAACGTGCAGACGAAATGGCTGGTCTTTTTGGTTCTAAGCGTTATGAAGGTATGTCAACTTTAGAAGCAATTGGTGAGATAGGTGAGACTGTAGGCGTTAATGTTGTCGCTGCTCTATCTGATCCTGTTACAGCTTTAACTGCAGGTGCAGGTAAAATTGTTGGTCTTGGTGCATCTGCTTCTGGCATGGGTCTTAAACAAGCTATCTTGAAAGCTGCAGGAACAGGTGCAGCATTAGAAGCTGTTGCCTCTGCAGGTACTGATGTAATGGTACAGCAAATGGAAATTGAAATGGGTGCTAGGGATAGCATTGATTACAAGAGAACTGCTGCTGTAGCTAGTATTGCTGCTACAACTGCAGGTGTAGTATCTGGCGTAGCAACTAAAAATGCAACCACACGTGTAGACAAAGTGACTCGCGGCGAACTTACAGAAGCACTTAAAACTCAAAAAGAAGCACAGTTAAAAGTAGCTAAAGAAACACAGAAGAAACTTAGACAAACTTCAACAGATATTCGTGAGCAGCTTGCCGCATCTATTGAGGAAACTTATGGTAAGGAAGCTATCATTAGACATTCTAATGGTAATGTAAAAGAAATTAACTCTAAGTTTATTCGTGAATCTGAAGATGCTAATGGTTTGTATAAACAAGTAGAAGTAGATGATCCTGACTTTATTGATCCAGCTATGAGTGTGAATACATTTGAGCGTGTAGTTGCGTCTACTGCTGAATTATTCGATGGGGTAAAAAAAGGTACAATTAAACTAACAGATGAGATTACAGGTGAGCCACTAAATAAAAAACAGCTTAGTGCTTTAACATCTAAATTACAACCGGGTGAAATGGTAAGTGAACGTATGCTTACTATTCTAAAGAATACTGCAGACAGTGAATCAAACGACATAGTTGTACAAATGCTAGGTAAGTATGGCATTACTCGCAGAGAAATAGCTGCTGTAATGTTTGCTGATGCAAGTAAAGCGGGTCAGAAACTTAATCGTTTGTCACAACTTAGTCGTGTCATTGGACGTGCTGGTAGAATTAAAACTGCAGGTGAAGTGGCAGAAGATGCAGAAGCTGCTGTTACAGATAAGCTAGGTTCCACGTTTCGTAGACTGGAAGACCTTCGCCGCTTGACACTTGTTAGTGGAGTAGCTACTGCTGCACGAAATTCTATAGGACAAGTAGTTCGTTCTGGTGTAGACACTCTTGTTTATGGATTTGAAAGTGCAATTAACCCCAATAAAAAGTTTGGTTTCAAAAATACTTTTGCGCAAGTATCTAATACATTTTTTAATTCTGATGATTCCGCTACTATGGCTCAGTTCTTACTTGATCATGCGCCAGAGCAGAAAGCAAGATTTTACAATATGTATTCTGAAATCACAAATAAACTTGCTAAGAAGAATCCCGGTCAAGCGTCTATGGCTTCTAAATCCAATGGTCTGCAAAGTGAATCGCCTATGCTTGATACTTGGGAAAACGCAATCACAACATTAAACTTTTTTAATAGGTTTCAAGAAGCTGTTTATCGTAACGGTGCATTTACTACGTCAATACAACGTCAACTCTTTGATAAGGGTGTAGACATGCTTGATGTGTTAAAGAATGGCACCATAACAGAAAACATTCCAGAAGACATGATTGCGAAAGCAGTAGATGATGCTCTTGAATTTACTTATGCAAGTCAACCTAAAACTGGATTATTTCAATTAGCTAATAACTTTATTGTTAAGTCTGGCTTGACATTAGCAATGCCGTTCCCACGTTTTATGTTTAAAGCTATTGAAAACACGTATAACTACAATATTACAGGTGCTGGAACCGCATTAACACGTATGTTACTTCAAAAGTCGCGTGGTCAACAGATAACGGATGGTATGTATCGTCAGCTTGCAGAAGGCGTTGCTGGTGGAATACCAATGATTACTCTTGGCTATACACTACGTGACCCAGAAAATGGTATGGCTGGTTCTGATTGGTATATGTTACAAGATGGTAAAGGCAACGAGTTTGATGCACGTCCATATTTTCCACTTACACCATATCTTTTGATTGGTGAAATTATTCACAGGTATACAGACGACAGACCTATACCAGATAAAGTTAATGTACAAGAATTGTTAGAAGGGTTTACTGGTACTAACTTCCGTGGTGCTGGACCTATAGCTAATATGACTGAAGACTTATTCAAAGCCATTGAAACAGGCGGTGATGATATGGGCTTTAAATACAGCATGGCTACACTAGGTGAGTATCTAGGTGAGGCAATCAGTGGATATGGACAACCGTTGTATCAGTTTGCAGACGTAGAAGTATTCGGTGATATGAATCAACGGAAAAAAGACTACAATGAAGACCCCGATTATAAAGATGGCGTTGATGGTTTCTTTGAGGGCTTCTCAAGACCATTTGAGAAACGTATTGGACGTATCTTTGAAAACTACAGTGATATGATGTCGGATAAACCAGACATGGCTGATCCACGTTTTTCTGATCCACAAAATCGTGTAATGCCGTTTATGAAATTAATGTTTGGTGCCACATTCACTCGTGTGCCACCTAAATATGTACTAGACTTAAGTCGCATGGGCTTAACATACCGTGATTTTATGACTAGCACAGATACACCTTCACTTAACCGTAACATGAACAGAGAAATGGGCTACATGATGAACATGGAGATGCCAGAGTATTTGAAAACTCTTCGTGAAGAAGCGAAAAATAGAAAAATAAAAGAGCCAGAAAAGTACGTAGCTAACGGCGTAAAGCAGTATATAAGTAGTACTAAATCTTTACTGTATAAGTTTGAGCAAACGAAAGATGATCAAAGTGGTCAGGCAGCACTTATGAACAAATTTAAAAGAATGTCACCTTATGCACGTATAGCAGCAATGGAGCAGTACAGGGAAAGATTTGGTGATAAAGAACCAAAAGAAGTTGAAGACTGGATGGAACTAAATAATATGGCTGCACAAATAAGAACAAACGTAAGGTCAATAATAGGAAGATAATAAAAGAGGGGGCAACTAAGCCCCCTTTTCTATGCGCCACCATCCATCATACTGCTTTATACATCCACATATATCATTGGCTAATGCCATACCAAACATATACATTAACCACAGTACAATAGCAGCGTAAGGTGCAAGCTTAACGGTTGTCACCGTCACCCTGTAAACGGTTCCTAGCTTTCCTGTCTGCCAGCTTGCTAAGATTATTTTCCATAACGCTACCAAGATTCATGTCCACTTCCTTTGCAAGCATAGCACAGTACCATAGAACATCCCCCAACTCTGCACCGATCTGATTCAGCTTATCGTTGTATCCTTCTATATCTGCACCATCACGTATTAATTTTTTTACCTTATTAGCAATCTCGCCAGCCTCACCACAAAGCCCAAGAGTGATATACTCAAGGGCTTTTTCTCTTGGGAAGATGGCAGTTTCAGCAGCACGTATTTGATACTCAGTTGCTGTAATACCACTCATTGTTTTTCTCTCCTTCATCCACTGTTTAGCTTCGTTTTCTAAATTCATTGTTGCTGCGTCCTTCTTGCTGATCTAATGCGTAAGCCATTGGCTTGCCGTAGTAAGCATCGTTATACCCCCTCTGCCACTCTCGTGCTTGCATGGTATTCGGATCAGTGTTAAGGCGTATCTCTTGGAAGATACCCTTTGAATCAAACCTACCACCACGTTTGAATGCTTCATAGCCCCACTCGTATTGAATACGAAGTGGAGCATCATACTTTGTTAATCCATTACGCCGCATCTACATTCTCCTGTATCTGATAATTGAACAACTTAATTGCTGTAACCTTGTCAATCTTAAACCACTCACCCTTACGTTCTTCAGCAAAGTGTTCAAAGATTTTATGCATCTCCTTTTCTTTTGTGTGGCGATTGTCTGTAATCAACGTAGCTATTACCTTGTAGTCACGAAAGGGCGATGATGTCTGGTAGCCGTTGAGTCTGTCGCTAGATGACACTGCCTTACCTACCTTAACCCAATCCTTCCACGCCTCATTGACAATGATGTACACTTCACCTTCATTTATACTCTCAATCTTGTTGTGTGACCAAGCATCATCTAAAGACTTGTATCGTCCTGCCTTGTGTAGAGGATGCTTTTTCGATATCTCTTTACCGTTTACATACATCCTTTGTGCATCACGCTTGCGTACTGCTTCAGGTTTATCCTTGTAGTACATAGGGTTTCCTGTATATGGGTTAGCTTTAAATCGTTCAAAGATCATGTTACTCTCCCTCTGGCTGCGCCTCTGGGGTTTCGTTTACAGAAGCTACCAGCATCTTGGTGAAAGCATCCTGCGCTACAATAAGTTGGTCTAGGTCAAACCTAGCTTGTGCTGTCTTACTGTTTAACGAAGCAACATGATTAACCATACTCTTCTGGTTATCCTCTAGCTCTTCGTAATCGTACTCTTTACCGTCAATTGTAATCGTTCTGTTTTCGTCTGTCATTCTGTTTCTCCTTTTCTATGCTGCTTCAATATCAACAATTTCACATACGCCTGCAGTACAGGCTAACTCACGCCCACCTGAAGTGGTGTCTTCCTTCTCAAACTCCTGAAGCAATGACCAGTCTACACTACTTGGCATCTTTGTCAAGAACTCTTTGTATTCTTTTTCATCTATGTCCTGATAAGGTGCTTGCTGATATGTATGCTCACTGAATGGCAGGAAGCTGATACCAGATACCTCATCAAAGTGGTCATATACCCAAGAGCCTACCTGCATCCATTCATGCTCCTTCACAGAAATAGTCACACTAGGTTTATGCTCACAGAAATGTCGCTGATAAGTAAGCCACAACTCAAGCTGTTCAATAGCATTCATCTGTGTCCTAGTGACTGCACCTTGAGGTGACTTCATTGGGAAGCTGAATACTGTCGTGCTATCTGGCTTCATCACATCTGCCTCAGAAGGTATGCCCTGATGCATAAGGAACTGTGTGAGTGGGTCTTTGTTATCACCACGTACAGTACGAATGTAGTATGGGTTATGCCTTGCGTGAATACCAG